AAGTGGGACACGTTCACCTACGACCACGAGTATCTCGGGACGATCACCTGCCGCTTTGACGCGCCGGTCTCGATCCCGAAGGCGATCCAGAACTCGAACGGCCTGGTGCCTGACTTCGACATCCAGCTCGTCCACCACAATCCGGGGTGGGGCGCGTGAGTTCGCTTCCTCAGAGCCACGTCGAAGACGCCCTGAAGCTCACCGCGGATGGGAAGGTCAGCCTGTTCGAGCTGACGCCGCTTTCTGGCGGCACGATCTACTTCACGCAGGACGCCGACGTCACGTGGCGCGGCCAGCTCTACGAAGGGCTGCCCTGCGCTGTCACGGGCGAGGAAGTCAGCACCGAGAAGGACCCGACGCCCCGCATGACGATCGGGCAGGAGAACCTCGACCTCCTGCCGTTCAAGGGTTTGATCAACGACGGCTACCTCGACGGCGCGACGCTGGTCCGCAAGAAGGTGCTCGTCGAGGACATGAAGGCGAACCTCAACGTCTACGAAAAGACGGTGTGGCGCATCAAGCGACCGGACTCCTACAGCCGCACGAAGATCAGCCTGGTGCTGGCGACTTACTCGACCGCGCACAATCAAACGCTGCCGTTCCGCCAGTATATCCCGCCGTCGTTCCCGTGGGTCGACCTATGAAACCTAGTTTGGTTCTTCGAAAGTCCTTGCGCCCCGGCAACTTTTTACTTCAAGCGCACTAGCGTGGAGCTTGCCTTCGATCATCTTATCGGACGCCCTTACGAGCCTGGAAAGGTTCACTGCCTCACGCTTGTCCGTCACTTCATGCGCGACAACTTCGACGTCCACATGGCGGACTACGCAGTCCCCCATGATTGGGACGCCGACAAGCTCGACCTGATCGGAAAGGTTCATGAGCGCGAGGGCTTCGAGAAGGTCGAGAACTGGAGCATCCGATCGCTGCGACCGGCTGACATCCTCTGCGTAGCTGTGCGCTCGCAGGCACCGAACCACCTGGTCATCAACGTGGGCGGCAATCAGCTGCTCCACCACCCCGTTCACCAGCTGTCCCGCCTCGATCCGATGCGCGACTTCTGGCGCATGAGCACTTGCTACGTGCTCCGTCACCACGCCGTCCCGGACCTCACGCCAGTGAAGACCGACGTCACCATTCAGGAGCTGCTCGATGCGCGCTATCGCGTCAAAGCTGAAGCGTAAGCTCAAGGCTGACGATACGATCGAACGCTGCGGGCTGGTGCTCGCCGATGGGTCGTGTCCCGAGAAGAAGAACATCCATGCGGTGCCCGAGAAGGGCTTCATGTTCCGCGCTCAGGATCTGATCGAGAACGAGGAGCAGCTCGTCGGCTCGTGGCACACACACCCCGGCCAGACGGCTGCGCTCAGCCATGAGGACTACACCGGCTTCAGCCAGTGGCCGCAGCTCGTCCACTACATCATCGGGACCGATGGCGTCCGCGCCTATCGCACGGTCGACGGCGTCATCCAGGAGGTCGACCTTGCAGCTGATTAAGCTGATCCCGCACGGCATCCTGAAGGATCGTCACGAGAGCTTCGCTGTCGCGGCCAGCACTGCGGCCGAGGCGATCGAGGGCTGGAGCCGTCAGGTCGGCTGCGACAAGACGATGCTGCTGCAGGCCGTGGGCTTCGACACCGAGGAGAAGCTCAAGGCGAAGACCGACGTCACCGAGATCCACATCATGCCGGCCATGTTCGGCGGTGGTGGTGCGTTCGGTAAGATCCTGATCGGCGCTGCGCTGATCGCGCTGTCGTTCATCCCCGGCATCGGTCAGGCGGTCCAGATCGCGCTGCTGTCTGCCGGTATCGGCATGGCCTTGGGCGGCGTCATGCAGCTGTTCATGAAGCAGCCGACCGTCTCAAAGTCATCCGATCCACCCGCGTCGAAGTATCTCGGCTCGGGCAAGAACTCGACGGCCATCGGCACCCCTATCGGTTTCGGTGGGGGCCGCATGATGGTTGGTGGTCAGTTCCTGTCGCTTCAGGTGAACTCCAGCGACATGGTCTACGGGGAGTTTCCAGCAACGCCATAACTACGCGGATTTGAAGGGTGGGCGCCCAGTCTCGCGGAACTATAAACCTTGGAAAAAGAACAGATTATCGCTGACATCCAGCGAGTTGCCGAACTCAACGAGCATGGCAACGTCACGAGAACCTCCTACCGCGAGCACGGTAGCTACACCTCGTTCGAGATCGAGAAGCACTTCGGTAGCTTCACGGAAGCCAAGCGCGCCGCGGGCGTCATGCACACCCGCCTCCAGTCGCAGCTCCTGGGCCAGGTTGCTCGCCACGCAGCTCATGACGAGCTTCGCAAGCTGAACATCGACCGCGCCGATTTCGGCGACAAATACCTGAAGCCAACCGGTCGCCGCTTCCAGACGATGATCGTCGCTTCCGATCTCCATGACGAAGACCTCGATCCGTTCGTGCGTCGCGTCCTGATTGACACCGTGCGCCGCGCCGAGCCCGACATCATCTGTCTGGGCGGGGACGTCTTCGACCTTCCCGAGTTCGGCAAATACACGGTCGACCCGCGCACCTGGAACGTCACTGGCCGCATCCAGGCCGTGCACGACTTCCTTGAAGAGCTGCGCGAGGCCGCGCCCGACGCGCAAATCGACATGATCGAGGGCAACCACGAATATCGCCTTCTTCGCCATCTCGGGGAGTCAAGCCCCGCAATTAAGTCGGTTCTCTCAGATATTCATGGAATGACCGTGGGGTCGCTTCTAGGTCTCGACAAGTTCCAGGTCCGCTACATCGCGCGTGGTGACTTAGCGGCTTGGACGAAGAGCGACATTAACCGTGAGATCAAGAAGAATTATGAAGTCTATTTCGACACTTTTCTTGTTGATCACTTCCCCCAAGGCATCCGCCGTGGCCTTTCCGGCTGCAACGGCCACCATCACAAGTTCGAAGCGCGCAGCTTCTACTCAGAGCTTCGCGGCCCGTGCCACTGGGTCCAGCTTGGGTGTGGCCATCGCCGCGCTGCTGAATACTGCGACGGCCACCATTGGAACATGGGCTTCCTGATCGTGCACATCGACACGCAGGAGCACCTGGCAGCCATGAACTACGTGCCGATCCTCAACCACGCTGAGGTCGGCGGGAAGTTCTACTTCCGAGGTGAGGGTGAGTTTTAAGGCCGCTCTCCTCTCAGGCGCGAAGGGTGGGTCCGGTAGCACTTACCGTAACTCACCCGACAACCTGCGCTCGACGGATACGTTCGAGCTGCTGGTCGGTCTCGGCACCGGTCGCATGCGCCTTGCGCCTGGTGGCCTTCAGAACCTCTTCATTGACGACGTCGCGGTAGAAGACGGGCAGGGGAAGGCGAACTTCACGAACTTCGCCGCGACCCTGTTCGACGGTGACCCGACGATCCTGGAGCCGGTCAAGCTGCAGCTCGGCAGCTCGGCCGGCATGAACAACATCGGCCTGCAGCTGGCCAACACCAACGCGAGCGCCCCCGGCAACTGGGTGAATGGCGCGATCACGCAGGCGGGGGTCGACTTCATCGACCTGCGCTTCGTGGTCCAGCAGCTCTACAACCAGACGAAGAACGGCGTCGGCAACGCCACGGCATCAATCGAAGTCGAACTGCGCCCCTCTGGGTCGGCCAACTGGGTCAACCCGATGCTCAACACGAGCGGCGCGAACTACAACCAGAACGGCACCCGCCCGTCGAACTTCGCCCAGGCGCTCGTCTACATCCTCCGCGAAAGCGTCGTCGAGGATAGCGGCAGCTCGACCGGCTACAGCTGGAACGTCGGCAGCGGCTCGGCTGGCGCTCTGGTCATCACCGGCAAGACGACCAGCCCCTACGTCAAGGAACTCCGCATCGCGGTGCCGAACGACGGCGCCTATGCGAACAAGACCTGGGAGATCCGCTGCCGTCTGCGCGAGATCGACTACCAGGTCTCGGGCTCGAACGGTGAGAACGAAGTCCACCGCACGATCACGTGGGAGAGCGCGGGCGGTGCCAGCAGCGATCCGATCGGCGGTGACGAGGCTTGGCGTGGCCTGAGCTATCTGCAGCTCTACGGCAAGGCCAGCGACCAGATCACCGGCATCCCCGAGGTCAAGGGCATCTACGACCTCGACCTCTATCTGGTCCCGCCCTCGACGGTCTGGGACCCCGTCACGCGCGCCTACACGGGAGCAGCCTGGGACGGTGTCACGACGCAGCTCGCGTGGACGCAGTGCCCCGCGTGGCAGATCAAGGGCGTCATCGAGAACGACCTGTCGGGCGTGTCCGCCCTGGCTCCGGGATCGACGCTGAACAAATGGGACGCGCTCGAAGCGTCCAAGTGGTTCTCCGAGCTGGTGCCCGATGGCCGCGGTGGCACTCAGCCGCGCTATTCGATGAACTGGTTCATCGAGCAGCCGCAATCGGTCAACGAGCTGATCAACTACCTGGCCGGCGCGGTCGGCTCGTTCGCATGGGACGAAGGCGACGGCCACTGGCGCCTGAAGGCTGAGAAGCCGGAAACGCCGCAGGTCATCTTCACGAAGGAGATGATCGCAGGCGAGTTCGTCTACCAGCACACGGACGTCGACACCCGCTACAACGACATCACGGCGGTCTACCGCGACCGCGACAACCGCTACGTCGAGAGCCGCGTCCGCGTCTTCAATCAGGCGGACATCGACGCGACCGGCCACCGCCCGACGAGCATCGTCCTGGTCGGCTGCGACAATCGCCAGGAGGCGCTGCGCCGCGCCTACATCCGACTCCTGACCGCGCTCAACGAGAAGCGCATGGTCACCTTCAAGACCAACCGCATCGCGGGGACGCTTGAGCCGTTCAGCGTGGTCGGCATCGCCGATGGCGACTTGAACTCCGACACCGCGATCCGCTCGACCGGCCGCATCGTGGGCATGAGCGCGGACAAGACCCGCGTCACCGTCCGCGACACGCTGCGCCTCGAAGCTGGCGTCGCCTACCAGGTTCAGTTCACGGTTCCGAACCTCGCCTACACTCCGGACACGACCAGTGAGCCGCTGACGGCCGACTGGCGCAAGCCGACGATCACGATCACCCGCAACATCGTGAACACCGCTGGCCAGCGCGGTGACGTCTACGATCTCTACCTCGACGCCCCGCTGCCGGATAACATCCCGGAGTTCGCCTCGCTCGCGCTCAGCGCGCCTGGTCTCCCGGCGCTCCCGAAGCAGTATCGCGTCCTCGGCGTTCAGCCGGAAGAGGATGGTGAGTGGGCAACCGTCTCGGCCATCGAGATCTACACCTCTAAGTGGGTCGAGTCTGACGGCATCACCGAGGAGGCGCTCAACGCGCAGCAGTCCTCGAAGATCGTCAGCCCGCCCACGCTTCCGGCTGCGGGCATGTTCCGCATCGACAGCTACTCGACCGGCGTCATCAACCGCCGCGTCCTGGTCACGTCCTGGGACCGCCCGGAAGGCCGCTTCATCGACGGCTACCGCGTCTCCTACCGCTACAACGGTGGACCGTGGATCGTCGCCGCCCAGAAGACGACCGACACCTTCTACGAGCTGCCTGATCCGGCTCCGGGCTCCTACGACTTCCAGATCGTCACGCTCGATCGCCGCGGCATCGAGTCCGCGCCGCTCAACGGCAACATCTCGATCGACGACAACGCAGCGATCGTCCCGACCGGCAACCTGTCCCGCGAGGTCATCGCGATTGCAACGGCCAGCGACGGCACGGGCGGCGACTACACGGGCGCGAACGGCGTGTTCACCGTCTATGGTGGCGTGGGCGCGATCGCGACTGCCGACATCACCTTCGAGGTCGTGAGCGCGTCGCCTTGGGTCACCATCGACGCGAGCGGCAACTACGTGGTCACCGACCCGGGCGTGGAGCAGGCCCAGGCCGATCTCCGCGCGACCTGGGGCGCGTTCGTCATCGACAAGACCCTGACGGTCGTGAAGACGAAGGCTGGTCAGGACGCAGTCGTCAGCAGCACCCCGCCTGATAACGCAACCGGGCTCGGGCTCAGCAGCACCGTCGAGCAGGACGCGGCAGGCAAGCCGTGGATCAAGCTCCTCGCGCAGTGGTCGGCCTCGGACTCCCCGGACCTGGCTGGCTACACCGTCGCGATCCGCGAGGGCCTGGGCGGCTCATTCGTCGAGTTCGACTGCGGCCCGCTGATCACGAGCTTCTACTGGCAGGCTCAGCCGAACACGAACTACGGCGTGAAGATCCGCGCCAAGAACTCGGCGGGTCTCACCAGCGCCTACTCGGCTGAGGTGACGCACGTCACCGCGCACGACATCACGCCTCCGGGTCCGCCGACCAATCTCACCGGCACGGCAGCGTTCCAGACGATCTTCCTGAGCTGGCTTGGCCCGAGCGATGCCGACACGGCTTATGTCGAGGTCTACGAGAACTCGACGAACAACACCGCGACGGCAACCCGCGTTGCGACGATCGCGAACCGTCCTGGAGCTGAGG